AAAAAAACAAAAGATTTAGTAAATACTCAGGTTAGTAAATACAAACAAATAATTAGTGAATTGCAAGAACACAATGATTTAAAAGTTTCTGTAACAAAATCTGTCCTAGATGAAAAAGAAATAGAGTCCATGGATGATATTCTAACGAATTTTATGGAAAATGAACTATCCGAATCTCGTTAAAAACTATTTAATATATTGTTACCAACACTATATATGAAATATCCTATTGTTGTATTGTTTAGATATGATACATATTCTAAAATTGATGAATTTTTAGACCAAAACAAAGAGAAGATGAATTTCTCTATTTCTATCACAAATGATTCCAATGATTTAAATAAAATGTTTGATTCCAATAATCATCTTTTAATGACATTTGGTCCGAATGATAAAGAATACGCCATAGCAATAGATTCTATTTTACCACAGCGAATGAGAAAACGATGGATTCATTTCAATGATTTGCCTGATATAAATCTGTTAAATCAAGTATTAAATACCTGTTATATGAATATTATAACATGTGATTTTACTCTTACTCGTCCTATTTTCTCTTTATTTACTACCTGCTATAAATCCTATGATAAGATTTTTCGCGCATACAATAGTATAAAAGAACAAACACTTAAGGATTGGGAATGGGTTATTTTAGATGATTCTCCAGAAGACGACCATTTCCACTTTCTTAAAACTATATTTAAAAATGACAAACGAATTCGCTTATATAATCGCAGTGAAAACAGTGGCAGTATAGGTAATGTGAAAAACGAAGCGGTTATGTTATGTCGTGGCAAATATGTGATTGAAATGGACCATGATGATGAGATTTTACCCGATTGTTTATTAGATGCAGCGAATGTATTTGATAAAAACCCTGATGTTGGTTTTGTATATATGGATTTTGTGAACCTCTATGAGAATGGGGCGAATTTCAGCTATGGTGATTTTTTTGGTCTAGGATACAGTGGTTATTATTGCCAAAAACATAACAACCAATGGGTAAATGTAGCGATTAGTCCAAATATCAATAATATTTCTCTCAGTCATATTGTTTCAATACCAAATCACCCTAGAATATGGCGAAAAAGCGCACTTCTTGATATGGGAAATTATTCTGAGTTTTTACCAGTTTCCGATGATTATGAATTGTTTTTAAGAACAGCTGTTCATACAAAGATTGCCAAGGTCCCGAAACTTGGATACGTTCAATATATGAATAATAACAATAATAACTTTTCGCTAATACGAAATGGTGAAATAAACCGCCTATGTAAACAACATTTATATCCACAATGTTACGAGAAATACCAAATTAATGATAAAATGAAAAGTATGGACGCATTTGAAGACCAACATCATATTCGTAATTGCACTCAAATATGGAAACGCAAAAACTATGAATATAAATATTGTAATAAAATCATAAATGTAAATCATAAAAAACAATATTGTATACTTGGTCTAGAAACTTTACATAAAAACAAAGATATGCTTATTGAGTTATATAAAGATAGTTCTAATGATTTTCTTTTACTGGATAGCAAGAATGATGTTGGCGCATTGAGTAGAGAGTTGGATTATTTACAACTGGATAATATGAAATGCTATTCATTAAAGGACCCTCATTCTGAAGAAGAGCTAATACAATATTTTCATCTTATTTATAGAAGTTGTGAGGAATATTCTATTCTGAAGTCCAGTAGCGAGAAAAAAGAAGAAAAAGAGGTGATTCAATTATCTATTTATGAGAAACCAAAAAATAAAAAGTTATTGTCCCCACAAACTAAACTTACCATAATTACACCATGCATACGCCCAGAAAATCTCATAAAAATAAAAGAAAGTATTGATTTTGACTACGTAAATGAATGGATAATTGTTTATGATGGAACAAAGGTTTCTTCTATGCCAAATACAATTGAAAAGAATAACAAAATTAAAGAACACATATTCAAAGGTGAAGGAATAAGTGGAAATCCACAGCGAAATTTTGCATTAGAATTAATAGAAAGTTTTGACACATATTTGTATTTCTTAGATGACGATAATATAATTCATCCTGAATTATATGAGTTATTAGATACTATTGAACCAGGTAAAATGTATACTTTTGACCAATCTAGACCTAAAAACGTTTATCCTTATAAAACCTTTCTTCCTGGGAATAATATTGAACTTTTCAATATTGACACAGCTATGTTTTTAATAGATTTTAACCTATGCAAGGATATTCGCTGGATTCCTGACAAATACAATGCGGATGGACATTATATCAAGGAATGTTACGAAACCAATAAGGATAATTGGGAATATGTAAATAAAACTATGGCTTATTATAACAAGCTTGTCTAATTAATTAGGAAACAAATATAAAAGCAAACATTGTTTAATAATTAACGGTCCATCATAATTACTACATTATCATGGAACTTTCTCAAAACCAAACTACTCAGCTTATGAAGCGTTTCCCTGAATTTGAACTTTCCTATGAAACTATTTCGCATAAGAAAGTTTCACCTAGTTATGATATTTGTATGGCTATTCCTACAGGGAAAAAGTGTTTTGCATGGTTCACGTTTCATAATGACCATGATGTTTGTTATCTGTTAGATTTGAATAGAGAAAAGAAAATTACGAAATCAACTGTTATTCAGACAGGTTTTGACCATAGTTTATCATTGGGAACTATTGTATATGGCACGTGGATTAAAGAACAGGGTTCGGAAAAAGAACAGGGTTCAGAAAAAGAAGGCGCACCAGAACACCAATGGTTTGTGATAGAAGATATCATGTTTTACAAAGGAATTCCAATGAAGAAGTGTGGGTTTGCAGAGAGACTTGCGTTTATTGCAGAATTAATGGGACAACTCAAACAAGAATTCCGTAAACAGAATGATGTTGTATTTGTTTTGCCATTGTTGTGGCAAGTAGAATTAAAAGAGTCTATGGAAGATTATCCGATTAATATACCTAGCGAAGTATCCGATTCTGTTTATTACCAAATTCATCATATTCAATATAGAAGTTGTGATGAAATTATGCCCTATTTGAATGTGAATATTAATAAAAAGATTGGTGCAAGCGAAACAAAGAAAGCTGTTGTACCCTTGCTTATTCATGATAATACAAAGCTACGAATGGATTTCACAAAGCCACAATACAAATATCCTACTGTATTCAGAGTTATGGCTGATTTACAATTTGATATTTATCACCTCTTTGCATATGGTAAAGATAATCAAGCTATCTATTATAATATTGCATATATTCCTAATTATAAAACCAGCGTTATGATGAATGGACTATTCCGAAATATTCGTGAGAATAAGAATCTGGATTATATTGAAGAAAGCGAGGATGAAGAGGATTTTCAAAATATGAATATAGACAAATATGTTCATATGGAGAAAGTTTTGTTAATGGAATGCGTATTTAATAATAAATTTAAGCGATGGACACCGATGCGCATTGTAAGTCCTAGAGAAAAAATAGTGCATATTGGTAAATTGGCTGTATACTAAAGGAGGGTTAGAGTGGTCAGAAACCACTACGTGGTTTCAACCTTATGTCGCTTCGCGTTATTGAGGAACCTTGGTTACTTTCTCTATTACGACCTCTTTTAATACATTTTTCATTATTTTGTCAATATCTTTTTCCTCTTCTTCTGTGGAATAAGAACCAAGTGCGCTCAATGATATTTTCATATATTGATTATTTTCAGGCGTATCTAATGTCTTAAAATCAGGATTTTGCTCTTGCCATGCAGGTAATTGTTGCAAGTTTTTACGAGCAATTTTCTTGACAACCTGTTTTAATGTACTCTTTTCCTTGCTTTCTTTCTCCCAAACATCCTTATCTTTGATATAAACAGTTTCCCTTTTTATATCAGTGCAATGAAGTGGACGTTCATGGACATCTAATTCCTTTAATTTATTAATAAAAATACGTGAAATACCCAATACATAACCCAATTTTCCAGTGGCTTCTAAGTCAGATACCTCTAGTCTTAGTGAATCTATAAAATCAGTAATACTAATAGCATCTTTGCATTGTTCATTCAGAAACATATTCAAATTGAAGTTGTTTTGGACATTTTGTACGTTGTTCTGTATATTGTTTGTAACATTAGGTGTTTGTTTAATTTCTAATAGTTTATTTTGAAGTTCTTTATTCTGCTCTATAATAGTATTTTGGAGTTGTTGATTTTGTTTTTGAATATCGTTATTTTGTTTAAGTACTTCTAATAACAAATCAGAGGGTGGAGAAACCATATGTTTATTACATGTTTTACGATGTTTACAAAGAGTTGAAAGATGGGAATATTCTTTACCACAGTTACATGCATGTTTCTTTTTAATTGTAACACCACAGTCTACCTTTTTTTTATGTTTATCTGTAGAAATATGTCTAGTCCAATCACTACTTTTTTTACAAGTAAAACCACAGTCATCGCAATGAAAAGATTTGTCAGGAATTTTTTCATTAGTATTAATTAGGCATTTTTTACTAACATCACAATCAGTATTTATAATTTCTCCAAACATTACGATAATATATAATATACTGAGATTTATTATTTTGGGCGTTTTAACGATTAGGAAAAACGCCTAAATAAAAAGCGCCGAGCATATTTACCGAAAAGTATTTAATTGGCGCTTTTCCTAATAATTAGGCCCTTTTCCTAACGCTAACGTTCTTGATTTTATTTATAATTATTTGTTACCATTATAAATAACATATGTGGAATTATTATATTGGGCGTTTTTGTATTAGGAAAAGGGCCTAATAAAAAAATGCCAAATAATATTTCGCATAAAACTATTTAATTTCTTATGCTGCGCACTTTTCAATGATTTTTTTGGAATTTACTGCATTGCACTGCATAACCCAAAATTCCGAGACCCATTGTAAATTTTATTTTCATAAAAGTAAAAACGGACAAAAATAAATGTCCAAAATCAAAAATCGGTCCGACTTTATTTCCCAGTTTCTCTAGGGTTTAAATAATTATTATAAAACTATTTATTTTTATAATCATCTAGCATATTTATATATTTTCTCTATAAAATATATAAAATGTCAGCATTAGGAAATGGTTCTTTAAGTGGAAGTGGTTTTAAAGAGGGTACAGTTTTACCTACTACAAACACTACAGCAACACAACCTGTTCCCACACAATATAATAGTAAACTCGTGGGTGGTAAAAAAAGACGTTTTAGTTCTTTACGTTCTCTCCGAAGTTCAAGAATAAGTTCCACTTACAAACTACACGGTGGAAAGAAAGGTAAATCAAAGAAATCTCATAAACAACACAGAAAAAGTAAGAAATGTATGTCGTTGTGGCCATTCTAAATTTTCGCTGGTTATTAATCATCAAAATTAGTGAATTGAATTAAACACTTTCCTATTCCTTGTTTTTTATCAGTTTTATCATCATCGGAATCTTCTTTTTTACATTCTTTTGTATCAGACTTAGTTTTAGGGTCAAATGTACGTTTCCAAGTCTTATCAGTTTCCCAATCAATCGCCATCCCAGTATATGTTTTAGAGTCTATTTCACGAATACGATAATTGCATTTCTTATAAAACCTACGGCGCTGTATCCACTGGTTTTCAAATAAATCATGAGAATC